GGTGGGAGGGTGCGAGAGCCCTCCCACCCAGCCCCTGTCGAATAGGGCGGACCCAGGTCGGCCCCGACGAGAGGGGGGCGTTATCGTGACAAGAGCGCCAGGTCCCAGAGATGGGAGCTGGCGCTTTGTGTATTTTGGCGAGGGGAGGTGGGGAAATGGCATTGGGACGGTTGGTACGGAGCCGAAAGTGTTTGTTGGCGGTGTTGGACGTGGTGATCGCGCTGGTCCTGTTCTTCGGGACCAAGTACGCGGCTCAGGCGGTGTTTGAGGATATCCAGTTTTTGATCCTCACGCTGCAGCCGGTGTTTGTGGCGATTATCGCGGCGATCGCGTACGAGGACGCGGCATTCAAGCGGACGGGACACGTGATATTGGCGGCTGTGAGGGCGATGGGGCCGTGGGTCTCGCTGCTCAGGAGCCGCAAATTTCTGCTGTTATGCCTGGATGTGGTGGTGTCGAGTGCGATCTATTTCGTGGGCAAGTACGCGGCGGTGGCGCTCGAGGACGTGAAATTTGCGATCCTGACGCTGCAGCCGCTGGTGGTGTTGTTGATCGGATCGATCGCCTACGAGGATGGGGCCACATTGAGCGCGCCAGCGCCAGGCTTTACGACCTAGAGGGCACTAGCCGGAGTCTCCGCCCCGGTGTGTGTATGGAGGTGGGCGCGGCCGCGAGCGGCTTACCCCCCCAAGCGGGCAACCGGACGCGCCGCCTCCAGGTAGAGGAATGGAACGATGAGCCAGGCTCCGAACGACACGCGGGTGACGAACGCGATCCTGTCCACCAAATTGGATTACCTGATCCAGAAGGTGGAGCGAATCGAGGGGGGGGTGTGCGACGTGGATGCCCGGGTGCACGATACGGAGCGCCACCTGGAGCGGCTAGACGAACGGTGGATCGCACATCGCCAGGCGCACCAGCGGGAGCGGGGCTGGCTGACGGTGGTGAGTTCGGTGGAGAGCATCATCGCCGGCCTGGCGGGCATTTTTGTGAGACCATAGAGGGACGATGACGCGGAAAAAGACGGGCGATTGGATGGACCCGGGCGAGGCGCGGGAACACAGCCTGTCGATGCAGGAGCAGCTCGATGAGCTGGGCGAGGTCCCGTGGCGGGACGATTACGATGCGCTGCTGGAGGGCGATTGGGACTGGTACGACGGTCCGGAGTGGAATCGCTGGCGTCTGGCGGCGTACGTGGCGTGGGCGAGCTGCCCGGCGGATGGGCGGGAGCCGGGGACGTACGATGGATTTGCACGGCTGGTGGGATGGGGGAGCGCGCAGTCGCTGCGCAAGTACCGGCGGCGCTACCCGGAACTGGACAAGCTGGTCCAGGAGAACATCCTGGAGCCGCTTTTTGCACGGCGGGCGAGGGTCCTGGAGACGCTGGGGACGCTGGCCGAGGAGGCCGATTACAAAACCTATAAGGACCGCGAGCTTTTCCTCAAGCTGACCGGGATGTACCAGCCGTCGCAGGATGTGAACCTGCGGCAGCGGGCGATCACCGCGGACCAGATGGCGCAGGCCGAAGAACAGGCCGAGGCCGAACTGCAGGACTGGGAGCCCGAGTTTGACGATGGCTAGCTGGAACGAGCTGGCGGGCGAACGGGAGCGGGAACGCTGGCTGGACGAGATGAGACCCGAGGAGCAGCTCGTCGAGGCGGTCAAATGCCGGAACCAGCCGGCCTATTTCGTCCACCATTACGTCTCGATTTACGACAAGGTGGACAAACGCTGGATCCCGTTCCGGTTGTGGCGGATGCAGTACTGGGCGCTGCTGGACCTGCACCGCTACCCGCAGAACGTGATCCTGAAGGCGCGGCAGGAGGGGTTTTCCTGGCTGGCGCTCGCCTATAATGGCCTGTGGAAGATGCTCTTCCGGGCGATCGCCAAGGTGGGCGTGTTCAGCAAGCGGGACGACGAGGCGGTATATATGCTCGGCGACGAGCGGCTGAAGGGGATGTACCAGCGACTGCCGCCCTTTGTGCAGGCGGCCTCGATCGTCAAGTCGGACGGGCACACGTTCGCGCTGAGCAACGGCTCGGTCGCGCGCGCGTTTCCGACGACGGGCGGCGACGCGTACGCGATGACGGACATCATCCTCGACGAGTTCGACCTGGTGCCGGACCAGAATGCGCTGATGCGCGCGGTGAAGCCGACGATCGACGGCGGCGGCTCGATGACGATCGTCAGCCGGGTGGACAAGGACCGGCCCAAGACCGAGTTCAAGCAGCTCTACAAGGGCGCATCCACCCAGGCGACGGTGGAGTGGGACCCGGAGCGGGCGGGCAAGCTGCACATCCGGCGGGAGACGCGCGAGGGGAACGGGTGGAACGCGATTTTCTGCCCGTGGTACGCGCACCCGGGCCGGGACGCGGCGTGGTATGCACGAGAGAAGGCGGAGACGTTGGACCGGACGGGGAGCCTGGACGACCTGCACGAGCAGTACCCGGCGACGGAGGAAGAGGCGCTGGCGGCGCGGACGCTGAACAAGCGGATCTCGTTCGAGTGGCTGAAGCGGTGTTACGACAAGCGGACGCCGCTCGAGGATGTGGCCGGGGCGTTCGGGTTCGGCGGGATGTCTGCTGCGCGCCCACCGGCCATTCTCGGCCTCGAGGTGTACAAGCCGCCCGAGCCGGGACGGCGGTACGGGGTCGGGGTTGATCCGGCCGAGGGCAACCCGACCAGCGACGACAGCGCGATCGAGGTGCTGGACCTGGAGACCGGCGAGGAGGTGTGCGTGCTCGCCGGGAAATTCGAGCCGAGCACGACAGCCTATTACGCGCACCGGCTGGGACAGTGGTACAACAACGCGCCGCTGATGGTGGAGCGGAACAATCACGGGCACGCGGTGCTGCTCTGGCTGCGGGACAACTCGCCGCTGAAGGTGATGGTGGGGCCGGACCGACGGCCGGGCTGGCTGGATACAACGCGCGGCAAAGCGATGCTCTATGACAACGGCGCGGACCATTTCCGGGATGGGACGACGATCGTGCACAGCGAGGCGACCTACCTGCAGATCGCCTCGATCGAGGGATCGACGCTGAAAGCGCCGGAGGGCGAGCACGACGACCGGTCGGTGGCCTATATGCTGGCGCTGCTGATCGTCAAGCGGAAGCCGAAGAAGCGGAAGGCGCGGAGCTACCAGGGGTGACGGAGTGAGTATGGCGACAGACCTGGCAAAAGCCGTCAAACGATTGCGGGACAAACAGGCACCGTACACAGACCTGTGGCGGTACTATGAGGGTCCGCAGCCGCTCGTCTATAGCTCGGCACGGCTGAAGGAGGCATTTCGCCTGCTGGACGCGCATTTTGAGCAGAACTGGTGCACGGTGATCGTGGACAGCGTGATGGACCGGCTGGACCTGCCGAGCTTTATCGTCCGCGAGAACGAGGAGCTGACCGAGCGCCTGAACCGGCTGTGGTACGAGACGCAGCTCAACCTGGACAGCGACGACGCGCACCTCGACGCGCTGGTGACGCACGAGGCGTTCATCATTGCCTGGCGGGAGAGGGCGGACGGGTCGATCGACGCCTATTACAACGATGCGCGGATGGTGCACGTCGAGTACGACGCGGAGCGGCCCAGGCTGAAACGCTGGGCAGCCAAGTGGTGGCGGGCGGACCAGGGGCGCTACCGGCTGACGCTCTATTACGCGGACCACGTCGAATACTACCAGTCGACGGGATCGGGGGAGAACGCGCCCGCGTGGCTGCCCGATTCGGCGAACGGATTCCGGCCGATCGACCCGGAGACGGGAGAGGTGGTCGAGCTTGAGGGGTACGAGTGGCCCAGGAACCCGTTCGGGCGCATCCCCGTGTTTCACCTGCAGCGCAGCCGGTCGACGAACAAGAGCGAGCTGAGCGTGAGCGTGCGCTCGATGCAGGACGCGGTGAACAAGCTGCTGGCGGATATGATGGTCGCCGCGGAGTACGGCGCGTTCAAACAGCGCTACATTATCTCTAACGCCGAGCTGGGTACGCTGAAAAACGCGCCGAACGAGATCTGGGAGATTCCCGCCGGCGACGGGGTCAGCCAGGACACCACAGTCGGCGAGTTCGGCGAGACCTCGCTGGACAATTTCCTGCAGGGGATCGACAACCTGGCGACAAGCATTGGCATCGTCAGCCGGACGCCAAAGCACTATTTTTTCAAGGACACCCAGCGCGAGATCTCGGGCGAGGCGCTGTACGCGCTCGAGGGGCCGCTGATCAAAAAGGTGTCGCGGTATATCGAGCGGTTTACACGGACGTGGCAGGACCTGGCGGCGTTCCTGCTCGAGCTGGACGGGGAGACGGTGGACCCGCTGGACATCGTACCGGTGTGGGTGCCGCCGAACACGATCCAGCCGCGCACGCGGGCCGAGATCCGGCAGTTCAACAACAACAGCGGGATCCCGCTGGAGACGACGCTGCGCGAGGAGGGGATGAGCCAGGCCGAGATCGACCAGATCCTCCAGGAAAAGGCCAAGGCAGAGGCGGCGAGCGTGGCCAGCCTGGCCCAGGGCCTGGTCGCACAGCAGCGCCGATTCGACCAGGGCAATGACGGCGACGAGGAGACGGAGTAGCAATGCCCGAGCCGTTGGTGGTGGTGGCCAGCCGGCAGTGGAAACTGCGGCTGCTGGCACAAGAGGCCGCTGAGATGGAAGAGATGGCCCGCCAGTGGCTGAGCGTCGAGCAGGCGCTGGAAGCGCAGATCAGCGCGCTGGCGCACGAGTTTGGGGAGCGGGAGCGCGAGGGCAAGGTAGTGAGCGCGGCGGCGCTGTACCGGCTGGAGCGCTATCAGCGGTTACGCGGGCAGGCGGAGGAGGAATTTCTCCGCTATGGAGAGTGGGCCGCGGGGCGCATCGCCGACGAGCAGCGGGTGCTGGTCCGGCAGGGTCTCGACGATTACGCGCAGAGCGTCCGATTAACCTACCAGTCGGGCGGGCAGTTCGGGGCGTTTTTCGACCGGCTGCCGGTGGAAGCGGTCGAGTACCTGGTCGGCCTGGCGGGGGACGGCAAGCCGGTGGGCGACCTGCTCAAGCGGCGGCTGCGGTTCGATCCGGGGGACAGCCAGAGCGCGGCGGCGACCTGGGCGCGGGCGGTGGACACGCTGGTGCAGGGAACGGCGCAGGGCCGGAACCCGCGGCGCACGGCGCGCGATATGGCCGGGGGCCTGGCCGGGGGCCTGAACAAGGCGCTCGAGATCGCACGGAGCGAGCAGATCCGGGCGTACCGCGAGGCCGGGCGGAACCAGTGGCAGGCGAGCGGGGTGGTGAGCGGACAGCGCCGCCTGGCGACGCACGATGGACGGGTGTGCGCGGCGTGCCTGGCCGATGAGGGCCACGTCTATTCCATCGACGAGCAGCTCCCCGACCACACGAGCGGGCGTTGCACGGGAGTGCCCATCGTCAAGGGGATGCCGGCGGTGCAGTGGACGGCGGGCGAGGCGTGGTTCAGGCAGCAGCCGGAGGCGACGCAGGCGGCGATCCTGGGCCGCGGGCGGCTGGACGCGTACCGGGCCGGGGCGTTCGGGTTCGGCGACCTGGTCACGCGGACAGAGGACCCGGTGTGGGGCGCGGGCATCGTGCCCACCCCATTGAAGCAATTGGCAGCATAGGGAATGGCGCGGGCGCGAGAGGCGACCGCGAAGCGATAACGGCGAGAGGCCGGAGGGGGCGAGATGCCAGAGAACAACGGGCAGCAGAACAACCAGCAGAACGACCAGCAGGGCAACCAAGGCGCGGGCGGCGAGACGCCAGCGGCGACCTGGGAGACCGTGCTGGCTGCACTGCCGGAGGAACAGCAGGGACTGTACAATCAGCACGTCCAGGGCTTGCGCACCGCGCTGCAGAGCGAGCGTGACCAGCACCAGGACCTGGCCCGGCAGTTGCGAGAGGCAACGCAGAGGCTCGAGGAGGGCAGCGAGACGCGCCAGCAGCTCGAGCAGCTCACGGGACAGATCGAGGTGGCGAACCAGCGGGCCGACTTTTTCGAGCAGGCGACGCAGCCGGAGATCGGCTGCAGCAGCCCGCGGCTGGCCTGGCTGGCGGCGCAGGAGGTCGAGGCCTTTGACCGGCGGGGCAACGTGAACTGGGCTGTGCTCAAGGAGCAGTTCCCGGAGCTATTCGGACAACAGACCACGAAGCAGCCGCCCGGCAATGCCGGCAGCGGCACGAGCAACCCGCCCGCGGCGCAGGGGATGAATGCGTTCATCCGGCGGCAAGCGGGACGAGGGTAGAGGAGCACGGAAATGCCTTACAATAGTTTGATCTCACGGACCGACGCGGCGGCCTTGATTCCCAAGGAGGTGTCGCGCGAGATTCTCAAAACGACGCCGCAGCAGAGCGCGGTGCTGAGCCTGTCGCGCCGGCTGCCGGATATGAGCCGCGCACAGAAGCGCCTGCCGGTGATGAGCGCGCTGGCGACGGCGTACTTTGTGACCGGCGACACCGGCCTCAAGCAGACCAGCGAGATGAACTGGGAAAACAAGTACATCGACGCCGAGGAATTGGCGGTGATCGTGCCGATCCCCGAGTCGGTCTTGGATGACCAGGACTATGACATCTGGGGCGAGATCCGGCCGAGCATCGAGGAAGCGTTCGGCCTGGCGATCGACCAGGCTGTGTTGTTTGGGACCAACATCCCGACGACCTGGAGCACCAACCTGGGCGGCGCGGGGCTGACCGCTGTGGCCAACACGGCGAGCCACCGGCTGAGCCTGGCCGGGTATACCGACCTGTACGAGGCGCTGCTCGGCGAGACGGCAGGCGGCACGGACGGCGTGCTGATGTCGATCGAGGCCGACGGGTATATGGCCACCGGACACGTCGCCGACCTGAGTATGCGCGGCAAACTGCGCAACTGCCGGGACAGCGACGGCAATCCCATCTTCAAGCGGTCGATGCAGGACAGCACGCGCTACGAACTGGACGGCGAGCCGATCGCCTTCCCGCGGAACGGAGCCTTTGGCGCGGCCGGCAACAGCGAACTCTTGTTTGCTGGCGACTGGTCCAAGCTGGTCTATGCGTTCCGCCAGGACATCACCTACAAGGTGTTGACCGAGGCCGTGATCCAGGATGCCGCGGGCAACATCGTGTACAACCTGGCACAGCAGGATATGATTGCGCTGCGCGCCGTGATCCGTCTCGGTTTTGCGCTGCCCAACCCGATCAACCGTGTGAACGCAACGGCGGCCACGCGCTGCGCCTTTGCAGTGCTGACCTCCTAGCTGACACAACTATCTAGTCGACGGGCAAGGCCCGAGACTGAGGAGGTAAGAACGATGGGTCTATTTCCAAAACCGGAGGAGACCAAGCAATGGATGTGGCCCTACTATGGTACGGCCAACCGCGTCTACTGTGTGGACTCGGTAAACGGCGACGATGACAATCCGGGATTCTCCTGGAGGCAGGCCAAGGCGACCATCATGGCAGCGATCAACTTGGCTCGCTACCAGCTGGGTACGACCACGATCGACAGCTCCAAGGACCACCACGCCGTGGTCCTGGTGGCGCCGGGGCACTATAACGAGCAGGTGCTGTTCAGCGGCTACAACATCCACCTGATCGGCTGCGGCTGCCCGGTGCCGGGCAAGGATTACGGCGTCAGCATCAACTATGACGGCGCGATCGATACCACGGCCGTGCTCGGATTCTCGGGATCGGGGATCCACGTCGCCAACCTGCACATCTACTGCGCCGAGGCGATCCCGGCGCTCAATATGGCCGGCGGCGACAACAACCTGGTCGAGAACGTGGTCATCGAGGGCGATGGCACGAACTGCACGTACGGCATCCAGGCGGTGTCGATGAAGGGCTCGTGGATCCGCGACTGCGTGATTCTCACGCCGGCGACGACGGGCATTTTCCTCGACGGTGGCGCGGATCGTTACGCGATCAACGGCGGCATCGAGCGGTGCCAGATCCGGGGTGCGGCAACCGGGGTCAAGGGCATTCACTGCGAGGCCACAATGACCGCGTACAATTTCCGCATCCACCAGAACTGGATCGATGTGGAAGGCGGTGGGGCAACGGCAGTCGGCATCCACGACGAGTCCACGGGCAATGTGTTCATCACCGACAACTATGTGGTGGTCGAGACCGCGGCGACGGCAATCAGCGGCGCTGGTCACGGCTCGCTGAACAACCATGTATCGACCAACGGTACGGTCACCGATCCGTACGACGACGACTAGGCCGGCGACGGTCATAGACAGTCATAGATGAAGTTTGGAGGAAACTACTATGGGACAAGGCAAAGGGTGCTTGTACGGCAGTCTGACCGCTGCAACGACCACGACCGGAGGCGACGCGCTGAACCTGGCCAACCCGGAAGGGGCGGACCTGATCATCACGCGCTTTATCATCAATGTCACGACCGAGGCGACCGGTGCCGCGACCGTGGACGCGGGCGTGGCGGCGACCGAGACGAGCAACGACGAGCTGCTCGATGGCGTGGACGTGGGCAGTGCAGCCATTCTCAAGGACAACATCGAGGAATGCGTCGATGGGACCGTGGCGGCCGCCGTGGTCGAGTGGGGCTCGGACGAGTACCTGACCGTGACCCCCAGCGCGACGCTGGCTGGGTTGGTTGGTACGTACTATGTCGAGTACATCCATCAATAGAGGGTAGGGATAAGCCCCTCCCCTGTCCCCTCCTCCGTTGCGGCGGGGGAGGGGGATCATAGGAGGAGAGTATGGCTACAGAGGCATTGACCGTACAGAGCGCCGGTCGCGCCGGCGCGCAGGAGAACCTGCAGAGCGTGACCAGTGCGGACGGGTTCACGTTTCCGAACGATGGCCATACCGTGCTGCACGTCGAGAACGACGTGGGCGCCCTGGCTCTCGTGTTCACGATCCAAAAGACCCTGGACGGGCAGAGTGCTACCCGAACGGTGACGGTGACGGCGAGCGAAAAGTGGGTGATCGGACCGTTCCCGGTCGAGCTGTACAACGACGGCGACGACCTGGTGACCTGCACGCCGGACGCCGATCTGGCGACTGGCGTGGCGGTGATCAGCGTCTAGGAGAGGGCGATGGCAGCGACGGCAGCCCAGGTGGCAGAGCTGCGGCGGATGGTCGACGAGCCGACCGCGACCACGTACAGCGACGAGGACCTGGAGACGTACATCGAGCGCTACCCGCTGCTCGACGAGCGCGGCGAGGTGCCATACACGTGGGATACGTCGACGCAGCCTCCGACGCAGGAGGAAAACGACGACTGGATCGACACGTACGACCTGCACCGCGCGGCGGCGGACATCTGGGACGAAAAAGCGGCCGGCGTGGCCGAGGACTTTGACTTTCAGGCGGACGGCGCGCGGTACAGCCGGAGCCAGGTGTACGAGCAGTTTATGCGCAAGGTCTACTATCACCGGGCGCGGCGCAGGCCGAGCTCGTTCCGGGCGGTGATGTACCCGGAGCCGGAGAACGTGCGGGCCGACGAGCTGGTCGGCAACCTGGCGGAGCCGCGCTGATGGTGACGGTGACGCACCTGACGGCGACGGAACTCTCGCGGATGCGGACCACGCAGGACAGCGCGATGCAGGACGTGTGCCGGATCGGGGTCTACCAGGAGAACCGGGACACGTACGGCAACCCGGACACGAGCAGCCCGGAGGATCTGTGGCACTATGGCGAGGAGCAGGCTTGTGGGCTGGAGCACGTCCGTCCTCGAGAGACGCAGGGAAGCGGGGACGTGCCGGTGATCGACGCCCGGCTGCGGCTGCCGATCGGGACGACGGTCGGGGACACGGACCGGATCCGGGTCGAGCAGCGGTACGGCGAGGCACTGGCTGCGGCACAGGTGTTCGAGATCGAGGGGCCGGTGCAACGCGGGCCGAGCGGGCTCGTGCTGGCGCTGCGGCTGGTGGACGACGGCACGGGCAGACCACTGGAGTAGACGATGGGCGATGGTGACGAGGAACTGGGCGTGATCGAGCTGCTCGAGCGGCTGCTGCAGATCCTGGAGCAGGAGGGCGACCTGCCGGTGCACGTGTACGAGTTTGGCGTGACGACGCCGGCGAGACACCTGGACGTCGTTCCGGAATCGGAGAGCGGCTGCCCGCGGCGATTGGAGATCTGGTAGATGCCGGTGGACTGGTACGAGCGGGACGTCCTGCTCAAGATCGAGGGGGCCACGGATGAGGCGCTGACGGAGCTGGCGTTCCAGGGCGAGGCGCTGGCCAAGGTCAACATTCAGGCCAA